TGGGCATTCTGGCAAGTGGAAACGCAGTTGGCTGTGCCCAGATCCAGGTGCCGTTCGGCTCCCAGACCGCCAACTTCTTCCTGGCGGCTCCCAATGGATCGAGCGGAAGCCCGGCGTTTCGCGCCATCGTCCCAGCCGATATTCCCACGCTGAACCAATCGACCACCGGCAACGCGGGCACGGCCACCGCACTGGCAGCGGCTCCCAGCCTCTGCTCCACGGGCTACGCGCCCACGGGCATTCTGGCAAGTGGAAACGCCACGGGGTGCGCACTAATCGCCGGAGGGAACGTCACCGGCTCTGGGTTGACGGCCGATTACGTCATCCAGGGGTCGGGGAGTAATGGGATAGCCGTAAATCCGTACTTCTACTACAACGGAGGAACGGCATTTACAGGAGCCTATCCTGGAACGATAGACATGAGCGGACTCATGCACAGCAAGCCCATGGTCGTAGCTTCAACGAGTGGCTCACTGCCAAGCGGTTGCACCGTTGGCGAACTAGGTTTCGTAACAGGATCAATCGCAGGCCAGAATATATGGGAGTGCAACTCAGGAACATGGACACAGCAACTCAATTCTGGCGGCGGCGCGTATCAAGTGGACGCCGTGGCGGCGGGCGCGCCAAGCGCCAATTGCACGGCACCCACTACGAGTGCTATTCACACCTACATTGATTCGACCAACGGCGACGAATGGTGGTGCTATGCAACCAATAGCTGGAAGAAGATGCTGAGCGTTACCGCTAGTGGGCCGTGGCTGGTGTCAGGGGCGACGGGAAGCGCTCCCAGTACTCCGGCTAGCGGCTTTGTGTCCTGCTATTTCGCGACATCGGGAGGGAGTGCCCAGGTATGTTTGGATTCGAGCGGCAATTCCTGGCAGATGGTGCAGGCGACAACCCTGTCGCACTTGCAGACGCGGACGGCGGCGATGACGGACCTGGCGCCGGCAACATCGGATTCCGGGTTGATCCTGGTGATCAATCCGCCCACGGCAATCGTCTTGACACGCGTGTTTTGCGCGGTCCAAGGATCGACGAATGTGGTGATCAATCTAGACAAGCGCGCGGAGGGCACCATCGGGACGGACAGTGGCGCGCATTTGCTCGGCTCGGATCTCACGGCGATAACAGGGGGCGCCAATACTTCAACCTTCGCGAATGGGTCAGGCCAGTGCGGCGGGACGTCGAGCTGCGCGATTGCGGCGCATGCCCCGGTGGTCCTGACCATTACGTCGATGAGCGGCACTCCCACCGCGCTGAATTGCAGCATCGATTATACGGTGAATTAGGCATGAAGATACTATTCGCATTGGGACTCCTCGCATGTCCTGCATTCGCGAGCTGGTCTTATGTGGCCAGCGCGGGTAACAACTCGGGGAATTCCGGGGTAACCATCGGCTACACAGGAGCAAGCGGGCACCTTCTGATCGCCGGCGCGCTGGTGCAGTATGTCGGCGGTTGTAGTTTCACCATCTCCGACACCGGCAGCCGCACATGGACTGTGCTGGTTCCTCTGTCCGGCGCCAGCAATACCAGCGGCACTGCGTTTTGGGCTTTAGCCAATGGGTCGTCGGGAACGCTCACGTTGACGCCAAGTTGTTCGGGCAGCGGATATGATTCCGTCGTAGTGGCCGAGTATGCCAATACGGGTACGATAGCCCAGGACGGCAGCTCCAGCGCCGTGAGGGGAGCCACGGTTCCCTACTCGATCTCCGGCACGAACAATACGTCCGGCAACCTGGGCATCGCCATCGTCGGAAGCAATGGCAGTAGCGGAACCGCCACCTCCACCAGCGGATGGACGGTGAGAGCAGCAGACCCTAACAACGTCGTGAATGTCGTGGACAACATGTCCGTGAGCGCCGGATCCGTCTCTGTCACCATCAGCGGGCCGAGCGGGGGTTATGGGCTACAAAGCGGCATTGCCTTCATGAAGGCCGTAGGCGGGTCGAAGCGCCGCATCGTCGTCGTCAACTGAGATTCCAGCACCAAGACGGCCCCCCCTCAGACCGATACCTTCCCCGCTCCCTCAAATTCCGGCACCTGGACCAATCACTGATCCGTAGACGGTAAAGGTCCCAGACCGTGCCGGCTGCGTCTCAGGTTCCGCACCGCAGTGTCCAAATGCGCCAACTCCGGCGTGTCGAAGGGGCCATCTCCCCAACGCCGCTCGCAGTGGATGCAGTCGATCTGCGGGGGCGGTTCCGGAGGCGACTTCCAACTCCAGAGATGCCCGCACGCCAACGTCAGGACGCTTTGGCCTCCGCCGAACGGCGAGGGCATGTTTTCAATAATATTTTGCTTCATTTCAACCTCAGAATAGACCGTTTCTATGTCCATCGTCTTTGTCGATCCCTCTTCGCTTACAGGCACGCAGAACGGCGTCAACAAGGTATTCGCCTTGGCCTTCGCGCCGAATCCCACAACCAGCCTGCAATTGTTCCTGAACGGGATGCTGCAGGACCAGGGAGCCGACTACACCCTGGCGGGTTCGACGGTCACCTACACGGCGGGACACCCGGCTCCGCTCGTTACCGACGCCCAGCTTGCCTCCTACCGCTATAACAGCATTGCTCCCGGCAGCGGGTTGACTACCGTAGGCGATCTCATCGCGGTGGCCTTCCGCATCGCCGGCTTAATGCAGGCGCCGGGACAGACATTGGCCCCGGCGGAAGCTGCCGAAGGCCTGCAAGTCCTCAACGACTGGCTGGACTGGCTCAAGATCGACCGGCTGGCGGTGTACGCCATCGAACGCACGCTCTTTACCCTGGTGCCCAACCAGGGCGCCTACGCCATCGGATTCGGGGCCGGGGCCGACATCGCCGCCGAGCGGCCGGTGCGGATCGACCGCGCGAGCTTCGTCTTTACCAACGTGACGCCGAATATCGAAGTCCCGTTGGAAGTCTTGAACGAACAGGAGTGGCAGGCGCTATCGCCCAAGTCGCTGACTTCCGCCACGCCCACTAAGTTGTACTACGAGTCGTCCTTCCCTAACGGGATCGTCAATCTCTGGGCCGTTCCGAACGTGGCTTACCAGATGGCGTTGTATCTCTGGCAGTCCGTCAATCAGTTCCTCACCGTAAACGATCCCCTGGTGGTGGTGCCCGGCTACACCCTGGCGATGGAGTACAACCTGGCGGTGCAACTGGCCGAGCGGTATCCCGAACGGCAGCGGATCGCGCAAAGTTCCGTCGAGCGCGCCATCTCGTCTTACGCCATGATTAAGCGCGCCAACGCCCCGGTGTTGCTGGCGCAGTGCGAATCGGGAGCCCTGGGGCTCCGCGATCGCGGAAGCTACAACATTTACTCCAATAGCTGGTCCACAGGCCGCAGATAAAGGAAATTCGCATGTCTTTTTACCCTTCGCATCGTTATCACCAGAGCGGCGCAACCCGCCTCATCCACAATCCCGACCAGGAGCCGGAGGGGCCGGAGTGGCGCGACAGGCCGTGGCCGCCCGTGGTGGTGCAGCCTGTCCTGCAGGAGTGCTGCCAGAGACTGAAGGCTCAGTTCGACAGCGCCTTCGACAAGCTGCTGGCCGAACGCGATGCGCTGGCGCTGGAACTCGAAGTGCTGAAACGGGCGCTCGAAACGGAAGACCAGGGCGAAGAAGAGCAACCGGAGGGCAGTGACGAGCAATCCGAGGGCAATCCGGAGCAATCCGGCGCTGCGCCTGCGCGGAGACGCGGAAGGCCGGCTGGATCGCTGGGCAAAAAGAAAGCGGACTGAAGCAGGTGGGGCGCTCTTGACGTAAGCGTCCCCGAGGGCATCACCCCAACGCTCCACGCACGTGGAGTACGCACCGTAGAGGCCGTTAACCGCCTAAATCCTTGAGACGGATCTCGTGATCTTCGAGCGTTTCGTCGTGTGCCCCAGCGACGTTCGCCAACCGGGCGATGGCGTCTTTCACGTTGGCGGAATACTGCGTCATCTTCTTCTCGAAGTCCTCGTGCGTTCCGGCGAGGGATTCATGTTTCTTCTCGAGGTCCTGGTGCATGCCGCTCAGGATTTCCAGGTGCGTGGTAAGAGCTTCCAGACGTTCGTCGATGGTCATATGCCTACCGCCAGGTAAAGCTGAACGTTAGTCAAAGGTTTTCTCCTGCCGGATCGATAGCCCGGCTGATTCCCATTCTACGCCGATTCCCCCCCCGTTTTAGCAGAGCCTTCCCATGCAAGCCCAAGATCTCATTAACCTAGCGGCCTTCGACGCCCGCGTCCTCGCGGCCGGCGACTCATTGGAGCCGGCGGAGTCCGCGGACTGTCTCACCAAGCTCAATCAGTTGATCTCTCTGTGGGACACGGAGTACCTGAATATCTTCTGCGTCCAGGAAGCCGTCTACGCCGTGACCGGGAGCCGCGCATCGCCATACGCGCCATACGCCATCGGGCAGGGCGCGGGCGCCGACTTCGTAGCCCCTCGCCCGGTATCCATTCGCGCCGCCAATATCATCAGTTCCGGATTCACCTTTGCGCTGGAGATTCTCACCGTCGCGCAGTGGGCCAGGATTATCGAAAAGAGCGTCGTCGGCGATCCTCCCGAGGGGCTGTACTACGACGGGAACTATCCCAACGGATCGCTGTATCTCAACCCCTGGCCGGCTTCGAACGGCATGCTGGAACTCTTCACCTGGGAGCAACTCGGACAATTCGGCGAACCTCCCGGGGGGCTGACGACCACCTTCGACATGCCACCGGGATACGCCGAAGCCCTCGAATGGAACCTGGCGATCTCGATTGCCGAAATGTTCGGCCGTCCGGTGACGCAGAGCCTGTTGAATAAAGCCGCCGCGGCGAAGGCCTCGATCCGCGCCAACAACGCACCCCCGGGACCGGGCAACGCGGAAGTAGTCCAGGCCTCCGGTACCGCTGTTCCCATTCCGCCCGATGCCGGCAATGCCATGACCAGGTGACGACCATGCAAACCCAGGATATTGTTACGGCAGCCTTCCGCGAGCTGGTGTTGATCTGGCCGGGCCAGGCGCCCTCCACCGATCAACTCAACGACGGATTCAACGCGCTCAACCGCCTGGTTCCGAGTTGGAGCACCGACCGGTTGCTGGTCTACGCCGTGACGCAGTTTACCAACCTGCTCACCCCCAGCGAGCAAAGTTACACCATCGGGAACGGTGGCGTTTTCAATACCACGCGGCCCATCGCCATCCGCAACGCGAATATCATCACGGCTGCCGGCCGCTTCGTGTCGCGCCTCGAACTGGTGGACGAGGCTGGATTCAGCGCCAAACCGGGCCGCTCCCGGTTGGCCGCGCTGCCGTTGAAACTCTGGTATCAGGCGGCCTACCCGCTGGGCGTTCTGTGGTTCTGGCCGGTTCCCAATGCGGCGGCCACGGTGGAGCTGTTCGTGTGGACGCAACTGGCGCAGTTCGCCTCTCTGGCCGCGACCTTCGATCTGCCGCCGGGCTACGAACTGGCCATCGTCAAGAATCTGGCCGTGCTGCTGGCGCCCATGTTCGGCAGGCCGGTGACTCAGGACTTGATGCGCGATGCCATGCAGGCGAAAGCAGCCATCAGCGGGGTGAACGCGCCTCCCATCGCCGGACTGGCCGAGGAGCTGGCGGCGATGCCACAACCGGCGCAGCCGCAGCCGAATCGCGCCGCTTAAGTAAATTCCCATGGCACGCTTCCCCCTCATCGGTCCCGCCTATACTCTCGCTTCCGTCTCGGCCGACTGCCAGGATCTCGTGAACTGGTATTTGGAGGTGGACGAAACCAAGTCCGGACGTTCGCCTATCGTCATGAAGCGGACGCCGGGATTGACGGTCTTTTGCGATCTCAGCGCGCTGGGTCCGATTCGCGGCATGTGGGCGGGCGAATACCGGCTGTTTGCGGTCGCGGGAAGTTCTTTCGTGGAAGTGTTCTCCGATGGAACTTACAGCAACAATTCCGCCAAAGCCGGAGCCACCACCGTGGGGAACGACGGCAATCCGGCGACCATCCTGGCCAACGGCCTTCAGGTATTGATCGTTTCGGCGGGCAACGTATACTGCGACAGCGGCCTGGGGCCGGTCCTGATCTACTTCAACGCGGGTTCCGGGACTGTGGATACGGCCGGCACCGCCGTGAGCTGGGACAGCGGCAGCCAGTTCTTTAATTTAGAGCCGGACCAACTAATTCAAATCAACGGCGTGACGTATCAGATTCAGGCCGTCACCGACGCAACCGATATCACCCTTTACACGAGCGCCGGAGTGCAGAGCGGCGTTTCATGGCTGGGCTACGCTTGCAACGGCACTGTGCGGGTCGAGGCCTCGGGACCGCCCCCGCTCTCCGTCGTCACGCTTCTCACCGGGGACCCCTTCCCCGCGAATCTTGCCGAAGCGGCCATCAACATCAATGGGACCAACTACTCAGTCACGGCCGTCGCGGTGGACCGAAAGAGTTTAACGATCAGCAGCCGGGCCATCTCGGGTGGTCCATATCCCTACGGCGCCAACGTTCCCATCTCGGCCTTCACGGGCACCTACATCGACACGTATTTCGTGGTGGCACAGCCGGCGAGCAAGAATTTCTATATCTCCGCCAACGGAGATGGGACCACCTGGGACGCGGCCGACACGGCGCAAAAAGAAGGCTATCCCGACAATATCGCGTTTATCAAGGCCGATCACCAGCAGCTCATCATCGGCGGCGACGAATGCTCGCTCGAAGTTTGGCTGGATACCGGCGCGGCGCTGTTCCCGTTCCAGCGGAATGCTTCGCAAACCATCCATTGGGGGTGCCGGGCGCCCTGGTCCGCGGTACGCTTCGGCAACGGGATCGCCTGGATCGGTGGAGATCAGGAGCGCGGCGGCCCGTTCGTCTTTTATGCCGAGGGATCGAGCGATGTGCGCATTTCCACGCATGCTATCGAGCAGGCCTGGGCGCGGTACGCGGTGGTTTACGACGCCGTAGCCTACGCCAAAATCGAGGACGGCCACGAGATGCTGATTATCTCGTTTCCCACGGCCAACGCCACCTGGTGCTACGACCGCACGGCATCGGCGCAACTGGGCATTCCCTGCTGGCACCGGCGCAGTTCTTATAACGCGACTACCGGGAACCAGGACCGGCACCGCGCGAGCTACCACGCCTCAGTGCAGCTTGTCACCGCCGGCAAGACCCCGGCGATCCAGCCCCCGCAATCCTATGTGGGAGACTGGCAGACGTCGCCGGGGCAACCCGGCTATGGCAAGATTTATACCACCGACCCCACCATGGTCAACGATGCCGGGACGCCCATCGCGCGCGTGCGCACCGCGCCGCACGTGGGCGGACAGGATAATCTCTACACTTCTTTCGACCGCTTCGAGGCGCTCATCGACTTAGGGCCGGGGACCGGTACGCCGCCCGTTCCGCCGCCGGTTTCCCCGGCGGTGAGTTATTCCAAGGACGGGGGCCACACCTTCGTGAATCCGCAGACGCGCACCGTGTCGCCCGGGCAAGCCGATCAATGGCAGTGCCGGTTTGTGTGGCGCAGACAAGGCGAGTCGCGCACCCGCACCTACACCTTCACCATGAACGACCAGACGCAATTCACCGTGCTCGACGCCTTTTACGAGGCCGATCCGGGCAACGCCTGAAACTGACGGTAGCGTTGGTCTATCGATATGAAACAATTCCTTCTTCTATTATCGCTGGCTCTTCCTTTGTGGTCTCAGGCTACGGTCTACCTGCGTTCCAGCGGCCCGGCGTCGGTCATCGTCAACGGGGCCACGAACGCAACCCCAATCGCGATTTCTACGAACTCCCCCCACAATTTCAGTTCTGCCTGTGGTACCTCCGCGACATGTTATTGCGGCGTGTGGACTATTTCGGCGGGAACGGGCGTGAGCCCTGCAAATGGAATCCACGAGTGTCATTACGTGGACCCTACTCATCTCTCGCTCTACGACCTTACGAATACCGCCATCGCGGGCACTGGGCAGTATTGGACCGGAGGGACGATGCTGAATAATCCAAGTGGCGCATGGGTATCGCAGTTGACGCCTTTTACTCTTGGTAGCGGGCCGCTGGGTTATCTTGATGGGCCAAATGGCAACCTGATGCGACGCGTATCGCTCGGACCACAGAACGGCATGACGACCAGCAACGGCCTTGTGGTGAGCGGCTGCCCCGCAGCGTGTAGCATTACCGTGGCCACCACTTACGATCCGACGACTGGCCTGTTTCCAATCGCTGCGGGGAACAGCTTCAGCGTAACCGGCACGGGCACGGCGTTGGATACTTGCGGTTCCGGGGGCGCGGCACAATCACCTTACACGGTGGTATCGGCTAGTTCTTTCGGCTGGGCGAGTGCGAGTTTCACATGCACCGGGTTGTCGAATGCAGATTACACAAACGTCAACCTCCATTGTGGCCCTGCCGCGACTCCAAACGACACCATTGGAGGCACTCAACCATGCACTCGCGTTTCCCAGATGGCTTACACCGGCAACCCGTGGTGGAATGCGCTCACGCATCAAATGGTTCACTACAGCGACTTTACTTCCTATCCATCGTATTTGATGACCTATGATGGGGGCACGGTGACGCCGGGGTCTGGGATTCTTCAGGAGTATTCACTGGCTGCGCTTCGATTCCTGGTCGATCCGGCCAGCAGCTTGTTCCTTGGGCAAACGATATACGCCCTCAACCACATAGAGCGTATCGGTGGCGTGAGTTTCGCGCAGAACGAGGGGGCTGGAGTGTATCGAAGCAACGAGATGTACACGACCGACTACGAGGGGCTATCGCTCTTATACGGGATTGGATCCTCGTATTGGGCGGCATCCGAAAAGGCTACCGGACTCAACAAGATCTACAACGATCTAGACGACCCCACAGTAACAGCCTGTTCGAAGACAAACGCGGACATGAGCACAGGGCATACTATTGTGCTCTCAAGCGGATTAGTCGCCCCCGGGACGAACGACGCTACGCACGTCCAATTACCGGCGTCCGACCCGCACTACGGCACGGTCAATTACTACGCCGGAACCGAGATCCAGCTATCGAACGGGGGAGCTAATACCTATAGCCAGTACTCGTACGGCCTGGTAACGGCCCAGACTTCCGGCGGGGTCCTGACGGTCTCCTTTTCTTCAGGCGGATACGCTCAACGTAACAACATCACGGCCTGTACGTACACGAGCGGACTCAGCGTTACTGGTACGACAGGTCAACAATGCACTCTTTCCATGGGAAACGCCGTGGGAACGGTACTCCTTACTGGAGCCAACACCATAGCTGGATCTACAACGATCGCAATTCAGCAACCCGGCGGCGGATTCGCAAGCGCTCCCACTGCCGCATCGGTGTATGGTCCCAGCAGCAGCGCGTCTTGCTCTGGCTCCGCGAACGTATCGTGCTCTATTGGGACCAGTTACGTGATTTATGACACGGTGGTTGTGAGCAGTACCGCGCAGGGCGCCGCAACGTACACGTTTACCAAAACAACCAATCTGAGCAGTTACTACAATCCCGGTGATGCGATCATGGGGTATAACGGGTGGGGGAACAACTTCCACTTGTGGAATAACATGAGCTACGTCACGTCGGTGGGATCGAATACTTTATCAGTCATCAATGGTGGCGGCGTGACAGCCTTGGCATCGGTTCCGTCGATGGCATGGCAGGTTCCGGCGTGGCAGGCGGGAGATTGCGGGTTGCAGTGGGCAATGAAGCACATCGGCCCAAACGGTTATGGCGTGAACTCCGCGGTCTATCCTCCCATAGCAGGAGTTCCCGTTGGAGTGGATTCCGGAGGCAACGTTCTCCCCAATTCACTGATGTCGGAGGGAGGCAACTTTGGAGCGGGCGATCCCGGAGACGAACTTGTCGCCGACCTGGCTCTATCTAACGGCGATCCCCGCGCAATCAGAGATGCCGCCCGCATGCAATCATATCTGTTCGATTATGAGCACCGGCATTATATGGACTACAGCGGAGGCTGGGTCCATTCCGGGACGGGATATTCTAT